GGAAACGTTCGTGATCGCCGTTGAGGAGGGCGCCGGTGGTGACCATTTCGGTGTAGAGCAGGGCGTTCTTCGACAAGAGGCGTAGGAAGAAACGGCAGTGGCGGTCAGTCCAGTCCATCATCGGGGCCACACTAAAGCGGCGAGACGGCTCGGAACGGGCATGGCTAGTGTTTACGGGCGCTTCAGGTTTTTCGAAATTCATTGATACTGATCTTTTATACAGCGGTTTTTACCCATTTTTCCTTGTTTTCTGAAGTCGGTTGCTACAATGTAGCAAGCGAATTCGGCAATGTAGCAACTGGAAATGGGCACGATCACATCACGCAAGCGCAAGGACAACTCGACGGCCTACACGGCGCAGATACGGATCAATCGGGACGGGCGCACAGTTTATCAGGAAAGCCAAACTTTCGACCGAAAGCAGGTCGCCCAAGCTTGGATCAAACGGCGTGAGACTGAGCTGGCTGAACCTGGTGCGATTGAGCGCGCAAATCGTAAGGGTGTGACGATCAGAAAGATGATCGAGCAGTACCTGGACGAGTACGAGAAAATCCGGCCGCTGGGCAAGACCAAGAACGCGACATTGAAGGCGATTAAGGATACCTGGCTGGGCGACCTCGACGACTCGGCCCTGACCAGTCAGAAGCTTGTGGAGTTCGCACAGTGGCGGATGAGTAAAGAGGGCGGCGGTGTTCAGGCGCAGACGGTCGGTAATGATCTCTCGCATTTGGGCGCGGTGCTGTCCGTGGCGCGACCGGCCTGGGGCTACGAGGTAGATGCGCTGGCAATGCCCGACGCGCGCAAGGTGTTACGAAAGCTAGGTATGGTGAGCAAGAGCAAGGAGCGCAACCGTCGGCCGACACTGGATGAGTTGGACAGGTTGATGAGGCACTTTTTCGAAATGCAGGTACGTCGACCTGAGTCGATCAACATGCCGAAGATGATTGCTTTTGCTCTCTTCTCGACGCGCCGCCAGGAGGAGATCACGCGGATACGCTGGGATGATCTCGACGAGTCCCGCCAGGCCGTCCTGGTGCGTGATATGAAGAACCCCGGACAGAAGATCGGCAACGACGTGTGGTGCCATCTGCCCGATGAGGCCTGGGCGATCCTGCAGAGTATGCCAAGGAGAGAGCAGGTGATATTTCCGTACAACTCCAGATCGGTGTCGGCGTCGTTCACGCGGGCGTGTCCGCTGTTGGGTATTGAGGATCTGCACTTCCATGATCTAAGGCATGAAGGCGTGAGTCGCCTGTTCGAAATGGACTGGGATATTCCCAGGGTTTCGAGTGTTTCCGGACATAGGGACTGGAACTCGTTGCGCCGATATACGCATTTAAGAGGACGGGGTGACACGTTCAAAGGATGGCCTTGGCTGAAGGCCTGCGTGAAACCTGATTGATTTGATGGACTGTTTAATTGAAGGAAAAGGTATGGCTGCTGATTTTGCTCCGAAACTTACAGACCTAAAGAACTTACAAGATTTGGCGAAGATCTTCGCTTTGCCAATGCTCGCAGTCGCTTACATACTGCAGACGGGGTTGGTGGTCTCGATGGAAGGTACTGTCTGGTTTGAGGTGGACTGGGAAGGTAATGCGGCTGCTGCTTGGTTGATGGCGCTTTTTATCGTGGTTTTGAAAACACTGTGGAGCGCGTTCTTTGGAACTCTTGTGAATGGTTTTATATGGGTATTGCAAACTGAATTTAACGAGCTTTTTTATCCTATAACCGCAATGTGTTTATTCACAATAGGTTTGCTGGGGTTGTTTCCACCACAAGAGTTAGCGGCAAGGGTCATGTCTGTTAGCTCTTTCTGGTTCTATGCTTGTTTTGTATGGGGTTTTTACTTTATTGCAATGCAAAAACAATCATCAGGTGAATAACGAAAAAGTGGGGATGGCTCAAGGCTCTCCCCACTTTTTGAAGCTATGCCGCTTTCCTGCCCATTAATTGATTCTGTTCGCGAGCTGCCTTCTCTCGCTGTTTGTCAATGTAGTCAGCAAGATCTTTGAGATGGATTCCAAGGGCTGCCTTTTGTGTGTCAGCACCTAAGCGAACGACTGGGATGTCTATCTCACCGTCGAGCCTTTTGCGTTTGAATTTCTCAACGGTCAGGTGCATGTAGTCTGCACAGACGCGATCTAATGGGATGACAGCTTGCCCGTCATACTGAGCCATAAGTAGAAATAAGGTATTCATGCTGCCTCCATTATTTGGTGTGGCGCCCATCCGCTTTCACAGAGCCCGTATGCGCTTGAGCAGTTGTTTTTATCCGTAGCGATCAACAGGTCGTACTGGATGCCGCCACGAGTGGTCTTCGACCATTCCACCGCCTGGCGAATACTCGCGATTTCCATCACTTCGATAGCCGTCATACCGGATATCGAGCCTTTTGGATGCTTGGCGTTCGAACCTGCAAAGAATGTCGCGGCGCCCCGCTTGCTGGCCTGTTGCACCAAGCGCTCCCAGCGTTCGATCCTGTCGATCGCCTCGGGGAAACGCAGCGCAATTTCCCGTAGTTCGTCCTTGCGGCAGTTGATACAGGGCATGCATCCCACCCGGCCCATGCCTTGGGAATAGAGCGGGTTTGGCTTGATCCCCATGTACCGGTGAGCCTCGAACACGGCGGGGACGTCCCATTTCAGAATCGGCCGGTAGTTGAATAGGCCTCCACCGACTTCGTCGCACTCCGGCAGATAACGGCGGTTCAACGATTCACCTGCTCTCACGCCTTGCCAACTGAGAATCATGTCGCCCTGTTCCGTCAGGGGAAGCACGACCTGCTCCAGCATGGGATCGCGCTTCAGTTCCAGAGTGCAGAACTGGGCTCGGACGCTGGGGAAGCGTCCTTTCCAGAGGCACAAGTCTAAAAACGGATTGCCGGTGGGTTGCAGAGTGTCGAGGGCAGCCAATACCAACGACTCTTCGATGCCTTGCTCTCGCCACTTGGTCTCGATGAACCTTCGTTTTCCGGCGATCTGATTGGAAAAGTCGGCTTTGACTCTGGTGATCGGCACTCCCGTCGCTTGCTCAAGGTATTCCAGGTACTGGAGTGTCTGTTCGTGTTCATTACCGGTGTCGGCGAAGACGGCCTGGAGGTTTTCTGTCTCTAGGGCTATTGCTACCAGTAGGGTTGCGGTGGAGTCCTTCCCTCCGCTGACGCTAACTATGTTGCGAGTACTCATCTGGCGACTCCCATCTGGCCCTGCTTGTCCATGGTCAGGTGAGTGCCCCAGGCTTCTGGGGTCACTCGGTAAATGCGATGGGCAGAAACACCTTGGATGTAACTGGTCGCCACCAATCGTCCCCAGTGGCCGCGCACCAACCCCCGCTGTTCCAGCACTACCAGAATCCAGCGGGCATGTTGCAAACCAATCCCAAAGCGGCGCATCAATGCTCTTGGGCCTGTGAAGGGGCGGGCAGCCACATGGCGGGTCACGGCTTGCACCAGCGAGTCGGATAGCTCGAGTGGGGGAATTTCATAAGTGGGTGAGCCGTGCCCATACCCCACAACAGGCTGCGCGGGCGGGCGTTTCTGAGCGATTAGCGTTGCATTGGGTGTGGCTGCCTCGCGCAGCCTTTCGTGGGGTATAAGCGCCTCGGTGGTGCTGCTGGAAGGAGCAATAATGCCTGCTGCTGCGCAGCAGAGGCTGTTTGTTTCTAGTGTGTCGACGCTGGCTTCCTCGCGGAGCAAAGCGGTTGGGGATTGGGTGTTGTGCTGGTCCTTGTGCATGCCGCTTTCCTCCGAAGTTCGATTGCGCGTTGGTTCATCAGCCGCTGATGAGGCGTGAACCGGGTTGCGGTTTGTGGGGGATTGGGAATTGGCCTGGCTCATGCGGCGCTCTCCTGATCTGCCGGCTCCAGCAGCGCAGCGATGGCGAGCGCCTGGTCGCGCAGGACGCGGGTTTCACGTTCGAGTTTTTTGCCAGTGCGGAAGGCAGCGAATGTCTCAGCGGCGATCCTGAGCTTGTCAGCGATGTCGAGCAGCGTTTGGCGCTCGGGTTCGCCGAGTGCCAGCGCTTGCTGGAGACGTTTGCTGAATTGCGCCAAGTGAGCGTGGTCGGCCCTGATGAAGTCGAGCGAGGCCCGTAACTCGCGAATGGTCTTGGCGCTTTCGGCACGAAGGGTGTCGTCGCTTTCTTTCATGCCGGCGGACATGCCGTCGCTGTGGCCCATGAAGTAGCCGGCCCAGACGAGTAGCCCGGCCAGGGTGATCAAGGCGATGAGTGCGCAGATCTGAATTGCGGTCATGTGGTGTGCTCCTGGTGATGTCGTTGGCTGGTGGTGGCAGCCGTTCGGTTTTGGTGGTTACTCGGTGGCCTCGTCCTGCTGTCGCTGCATGTCTTCGTCGGCCTTGTAGGCGCGGATGTCGATCAGGGAGGCGACATGGCGAATGTGGGCGTACTTCGGTGCCTTGCGGCTGGTGTCCAGCGTGGTGATGGGTAGCTGAATGCGACCGCTGCTGATCTCGGCGACGAAGGATTGCTCGTTGAGGTTGCGGAAGTACTGTTCGCGCACTTTGTCCAGCGGGATCAGGACGTCGCCGAAGATGCGGTAGAGCAATTCGACGGTGGCTGACTCCGGTGCTGGGTGCAGGCGCAGTGGGTTTTGGGCTGTGTTACTCATGGCTTTGTTGGGCCTCCTTGCGTTGTTTTCTGGCCGGGTGATTCCAGGCGTTCAGGCAGTGGGTTCGGGTTAGCTCGCGCAGATGTTCGGGCACTTCGAGGAGCGCGGCGTTGCGCTCCTCTCGTGTCCGCATGGCGATGATCTGGCGGGCGTATTCCCTAGGCCACGTCACGGTTGTCTGCCGGGATGGCAGGTAGGTCGATGCCCAACTGTTCGGCCAGCCAGCGGATGCCGGGTTGTTTCACTCTGGTCGACTGGCTGTACTGCATGCCGAGCTGGTCGTGGTACCACTGGCCGTCCTTGATGCGCAGGTAATCGCGGTCGCGGTTGGGGTAGGCCGGTAGGTTCTTCTCGTTGAGCAGGCCTTTTTCCCGCATGCGGGCGATGAGCTTGGGCCGGGTGAGGCCGAGTTGGGTTGCGGCTTGGGCGAGTGTGCGTTCCATAGCGTCCCCCTCATGCCGCGTGCGCGGCTGGGGTGGCCGCTGCAGCGAGGTGGTTGATGGGCTCGGTGACCTTGCCATAGATCTCGATATCGGTGCCGTACGCGGTGAAGCAGCGGGTGTGCGGGCTTTTGTTACCGATACTCAGGATGGTGGTGATACCTGAGCGCGATTGCGTGCGATGCACCGCGACTTGCAGGGGGTAATCGAAGCCCATGTCGAGACTCAGCACGCCCCCGACGCGTACCAGCTCGAACACCCGTTGCTTGTCCGAGACCTCGAAGCGGCCATATTCACGGCTAGTGTGCGGGCGGTGCACCAAGTCGTTGGAATTACTCGTATCGAAAGGGCCATTGGCGATCTCTTCGATGAAGTCGGCTAGCTTGAGGTGCATTTTCTTGTCGTTCTGTAGGGTCAGCGTGTGGCGTTCGCTGCCCAGCTCGACAACGAAAGTGCTTTCCGTAGTCCCGCGTTCAGCCTTCAAACGGAACGCCAGACATTCGCGCTTGGGCGATGTGCGGAGTAAGTGATTGAAGGTCTCGGTCAGGTTGACCTGAGCGTTGAGCAACTGCAGGGTGCGGTTGTCGATTTTGTACTTGATCATGCCGCGTGCCCTCCGCCGTTCGGATTGACTGGTGCAGAAGTGGTCCGCGCTGTCAGCTTCGGTCTGCTGATGGCGAACGCGCAGCCGTACTCGCGGGCTAGGCGCCGAATCTCAAAAATTTGGAAGGGGTTGGCAGCGGCAGGGTGGACGTGGAGGGTTGCTGTGGTGTGCATGGTGTTGCCTCGCTCTGTGGTGGAAGAGTCTGGCGAATATTAACCTTGAAGGTTATTAAGTCAAGGCAAGGTTAACCTGGTAGGTTGTTATTGGGTTTTGTTGTTGGGGGATTGTGCTCGTGATGGCTATGGGCTATAAAGATCTCGCTGGGTGTACCACCCAGGTGCTCTTTAAATATCGATAAATCTCTAGGCTTGCAGTTGGTGATTGGGCAACCAATCAGTTTTGGGTGTTTACCAAGACTTTCTCCGCCACCCGCATGCTCGACCCATGAAATCAGTTCACGATTTGTGCCTTAGGGTGCAGCAATCCGAACCGGTTTTTCGACAGGCGCTGCGTTATCGCGTTCTGCCGACTTACTTTGACAAAGGCTCCTCTCGGTGACGAGTGAGGCATTTTGCGCTAGCGAAGTGACTTTACGGTGACGTAGAGCTGCTCAGCGTTAACGTAAATCTGCTTAGCGTTAGCCACACAGCGCTTAGCCGCCGTTGGCCGAATATGCGAGCGGTTAGTCAGATGAGCAATGGGCGAATGGCGGCGGACGGGCTTATCAAAAGTTTTTGATAAGCCAGAACTGCGATTTGTATGGACACCTTCAAGTTCCTTTCGGCCTAGAAGCTTCGCGGCGGGGCAATTCCGCCTAAAGGAGCTGTATCGATGAAATATTTAAAGAAAACTTGTCGCCATAAGGCGGCAAAGCATGTGCACAACAATGAAGGTGTCCGCGTCACTGATAAGACCGGAAAGGACCCGAAAACTGCTACACCAGACGTTGCAGAAACCCGAAGCAAAATTTTGACCGCTGTGGTCAAAACGGTGACAAAGGAAGCTGTACGTTGGGGGATTCAGAATTGGCCTTTCGTCCAGGAGCATGCCTCGAAAATGATTGAGGCCCTTGTGGAGTTGTTGAACCTATGACGCAGCAAATCGCATCATCGAATTTCCGATAAGGCCAGCAAATTTGCTGGCCTTATTTTTTTCAGAGGTGGAAATGGACTCTCCGCGCTACCCCTACAAACCGATTTATAATATTAAGTCTCTTGCTCTATTGCTTGGAGAAACTGTTCCCTTGTTGAATAAACTAGCGGAGGATTCTCACAAAATGTATCGGCGGGTACCTCAAATTAAGAAAGATGGGTCAGAAAGAGAGACCTTCGACGCTCACGAACCGTTGAAAACTGTTCAACGAAAAATTGTGGACAGGCTGCTAGCTAAGGTTTCGTTTCCCGACTACCTTCACGGTGGAATTAAAGACCCTAATTCCCCGCGTAGCATTTACTCGAATGTTAAGTCTCATTCAGGTGCTCGCAATATTGTGTTGCAGGATATAAAGAATTTTTTTCCATCAATTACCATCGATAAGGTGCTTTCGATATTTAAAGGCATGATGGGGTTTGGCGATGATGTTGCTGTCATGCTGGCTAGGCTTGTCACAAAGGGTGGGGTCGTACCACAAGGGGCAAGTACAAGCAGTTATATAGCAAATTTAGTTTTCTGGGATGTAGAACCAAGATTGGTATCGTGGGTAAAAGAACAAGGCATGTCTTATAGTCGCTTTGCGGATGACATAAGCATTTCCTCGAAGGGCATAATTCTGCCCGATCAAAAAACAGAGATTGTGCGAAGAGTTACAGGAATGCTAGCCGCAAAAGGCTTTCTTCAGAAGCGGCAAAAAATGCACATTTTAAAAAAAGGTCAGGTGATCACAAAATCTCATGAGCCTGAAGCTGTAGTGATTACAGGTCTAAGTGTTGCGGGACCCCGTCCTGGTGTTACAAAAAAAGAAAGAAAGCAAATACGTTCTGCGGTGCGACAATTTGAAGTGTTCGCAGAGATGGGAGGGGATTTGATTCAGTTGCGCGAGCTCTATAGTCGAGCAATGGGACGGGTAGGTAGGCTATTGGCCTGCGGTCAATCTGACGGACTATCTTTAAAAAATCGACTGAATGTTGCAATGCACCAGCATAATAAACCTTTGCTGGAGAAATACAGGCAGGTTGAAGTAGGGAGATTTCAAACTGTTGAAATTGAAGTGGACGAGTCAAGCTAATCGGCGCTGATTAGTGATCTATAAATTTGATATTTTCCATCGAGCTCGGCCGCAAATACTCCACTCCTCATTCATTTTAATGATTCTCTCCGGCCAGTCTGGATTGATAGCGAACAAATATTGCTCATCACCTTCCTGTCTGAGCTGCTTCAGTGTTGCTGCTTGATCTCTTGTTCTTTTTGCTGCGACGAAATGACCAGGAAGTGCTTCAAGTGCCGGATCGATAACAATCAAGTCTCCTTCTTGGAACTTAGGTTCCATGCTCATTCCCTCAACGCGAAGGATAAAAGCACGCGGTCCAACTGGTCCTGGCGCGTCAATCCACTCCTCAGCGTCTCTAGGGTCGAAGATCCCGTTTGGCTCGCACCATGCACCTGCCGCAATCGAACCTATTACCGGCAATTTTCGATCTGTGTGGCTCATCACCGTAGCGTTATTGAATTCACCAAGCCCGTAGGGCATGTCTAGATAGCCACTATAGAGATCTAACGCTTTCTCAATTTCCCGGGCAATCTGATCGCCGATACCTTTGGATGGGTTCTTGCCCCCGAAAGCACTCACCTGAGCGGGCGCTTTGCCTAGAAGGTCTGCGATGTCAGTCAGGCGGAGCTTTTTCTCGGCCAAGACTCTTCGGAAATTTTGCAATCGGGTATCGGAGATTTTCATATGGCGATATTGACCTGATTAACCTTCAGGGTGAATGTCCAAAATGGTGTTGAAAAAATTAACCTTAATGGTTAAATTGGCGCCAAAGGAGGTGCACCACATGAAACTGCGTGACTACATCAACCATTTGGATTCAGAGGCACTCAGTGCCTACGCCGCACGCTGTCGGATTGCTGTTAGCTATCTGCGTCTTCACGTTAAATACGCGAGCAAAGATCCTAGCGTTTCCTTGATCAAGTCCCTTGCCCGTGAAAGCGAGGGCTTTGTCTCGCTCGTAGAGGTTCTAGCTCATTTCGGTATCACTGAAACAAGCCCAGTGAAAAAAGTAGCTTAGCAAGAAAAAAGGCGACCTTAAGGCCGCCCAGTTCCTCCCGGCACGCACCACCACAGCGCTGTCGGATCGCGATAGAGAAGGGCGGGCACACCACATGCAACCACCTTTCTCTATCGCGCTTTTCCAAGGCTCGGAAGCCTTGGTGTTGCTGCCTCTTCCACCACAGATTTGGCAGCTGTTGCGCCAGGGGTGAGCAACGGATTGCTCGCCCCGGCACGGTGCCGGTATCGATCCCGAAGATCTAGCCGGCGTTTGGGCCCTTTCAAGCCACGCGGCAAATGTATCACCACTGCATGTCGCGCGGCACTGGCAACTTACAAGGATTAATGCCATGAGCCGTATCGCTCTGAGTTCTGTTGAGCGGGCGCAGCGGGAAGTTTTGCCGCTCGATCTCGCGCTTTACCATGCTGCCCGGGACTACCCCGGTGGCGCCGCCGCTATCGCCGCCACCACCGGCCGCAATGCGACCACGCTGCAGCACAAGCTGTCCCCGACCCATCCCAGCCACACAGTGAACATTCAAGAGTTCGGCGAGATTCTGGAGCTGACCAAGGATCGCCGCATTCTGGATGCGGTGCATGCATTGGTCGGTGACACGACTTGGCAGGAGTTGGCTGAGGCGTACACCAACGATATGCCAGAGACGCTGACCACCGGGATTGCCGAGTACTTCCGGCAAGTCGCGGATCTGGCGGATACCTGGGCCAAGAGCATTGGCGACGGGGTGGTTTCCGATGAGGAACTCGCCGCGATTCGCCTGCAAGTGTTCCGTGGGATTCAGGGGCTGTTGGGTTTGTTCAACCGCGCCACGTATGTCAACCAGACGACGCGGGGTGTTGATCGTGGCTGACATTGCTGACTTCGCTAATGACCTGGTGCAGGAACGTATCGATCAGGCGCTCGCTGCACGCAACGCCACCAAGCCTGCCTTGGTGGCGCATTCGTTTCTGTTCTGCGAAACGTGTGATGACCCTATCCCTGAAGCCCGCCGTTTGGCGCAGCCCGGCTGCACGCAGTGTGTGGGTTGCCTTTCTCTCGTGGAGTTGAAGGGGGCACACCATGCTCGATGAGGTATTGGGGCAATTCGCCGATTACGGGCTTGAACCTGCGCAGCCGCTGGTGTTCGGCAAGCTGACACGGTGTAAGACCGCGCAGGACAAAGGCAAGGAAAAGAACGGCTGGTATGTCGTTCACGAGCAGCGTACGGAAAAGGGCGAGACGCTGATTTTCGGAGCGTTCGGTGATTGGCGCTCGGGCGAGTCGCAGAAGATCAAGGTCAAGGCTGGCCGGATGTCGCCTGAAGAACGTGAGGTCATGCGCGCTCGGCAAGAAGAAGCCAAGCGTCGGGCTGCCGAAATCTCGGCCAATGCGGCACGTCGTGCGGCGAACCGAGCGGCTGGGATGTTCAAGCGCATGCCGGAAAAAGGCCGTAGCGACTATCTGGATCGCAAGCAGATTGTCGGCTTTGGCGTTCGGTATGCGCCGCGTACCGGCGCGCTCCTGGTGCCGATGAGTAATGTGCGCGACGAGATTGTTGGCCTGCAGGTGGTGTTTCCGACCAAGCAAAAGGACACCGGTCGCGACAAGTCCTATTGGCCTTATGGCATGTCCAAAGAGGGTGCTTTCCATCTGATCGGGCCGCACCCGGATCCGGGCGAGCCGGTGCTGGTGTGTGAGGGGTACGCGACCGGCGCAAGCCTGCATATGGCCACGTCACTGACCGTGGCCGTTGCGTTTGATGCGGGCAATTTGCTGGTGGTTTGCAAGGCCATGCGCGAGCGCTTCGCTGGTTGCCCGCTGATCATCTGCCGAGATGATGACTGGAAGACCACGAAGCCGAATGGCGATGCGTGGAACCCCGGTGAAGAGAAAGCGAACAACGCGGCGCTGATTGTCGGTGGCCAGGTGGTCGCGCCGATCTTTTCCGGAGAGCGGGAAGCCAAGTGGACCGACTTCAACGACCTGCATGTCGCGGAAGGCTTGGAAGCGGTGCGTCGTCAGGTGCTGGCGGTGGTCAAGCCGCCGGCCGCTGGTGGCTGGAAGGACATGCTGGCCCGCAGTGAAAGCGGCGCGTTGATTGCGCACATGCAGAACGTCGAGTTGATCCTGGCCAATGACGAACGCTGGGTCGGGGTGATCAGCTACAGCGCGTTCAGTTCGAAGATCGTAAAGCTGCGTGCGGCCCCATATGGCGGCGGCACAGGCGATTGGGCGGATATCGACGATGTGCGGGTGATGAAGTGGCTCGCGCAGCAGTACAACTTGCGGGTCAAGGCCTCGCATGTGATCGAGGCGGTGAGTGTGGTTGCGCATGATCACGCGTTTCATCCGGTGCGGCAGTACCTGCGCAAGCTGGAATGGGATCGCGTGCCGCGCTTGGAAAGCTGGCTCACGGACGTCATGGGCGTCAAGGCGACCGACTACTCGTCCAAGGTTGGCAAGCGCTGGATGTTGTCGGCCGTGGCTCGGGTGATGAAGCCAGGTTGCAAGGCTGACTCGGTGATGATTCTGGAAGGCGCGCAGGGCGCTGGTAAGTCGACCGCAATGAGCATCCTCGGCGGTGAGTGGTTCATGGATACGCCGTTTGCGCTGGGCGACAAGGACGGGTTTCAGGCGATCCGGGGCAAGTGGATTGTCGAGCTGGGTGAGCTGGATAGCTTCAACAAGGCAGAGAGCACCAAGGCTAAGCAGTTCTTTTCGGCGTCTACTGACACTTATCGCGAGAGCTACGGCCGCAGAACGATGGACGTGCCACGCCAGTGTGTTTTCGTGGGTACGACCAACCAAGACGAGTACCTGAAGGACGCCACCGGCAACCGGCGGTACTGGCCGGTGGCGTGTACCAAGGTGGATCTGGATCTGTTGCGTTCGATGCGCGATCAGCTGTGGGCCGAGGCGGTGTTCTGCTACGACGCGGGTGACCTCTGGTGGGTGACGCTGGATGAGGCGGCTATGTTCGGCGAGGAACAGGACGAGCGTTTTGTGGTGGATGAATGGGAAGGGCCGATTCTGACCTGGCTGGAAGAGTCGCAGATCGGTGAGACGACCACCGGGAGCGAGGTGCTGGCCAATGCGCTTAAGTTGGACTTTGGGCATTGGGGCAAACCTGAGCAGATGCGCGTCGGCGCGATCATGCATCGGTTGGGTTGGCGGCGCGTGCGGTTGCCTGCATTGGTGAAGAGTGGACAGCGGCCGTGGGCTTACAAGAAGCCAGCAGGGTGGGGCGGTGCTTCGGCGTTGCAGCGGGAAGCGTTCGAGGAGCCTTGCTTTGATTAAGGAGATCGATTCGCTGCTGAGGTTGTGGGCGCAGGAGCTGCACTCCGAACATTCGAAAGGGGGGCTTGCTGGGGGGAACATGGTTGCGATGATGATGGAGAGCAACGGGCAACTGATCAGGGGGCGGCGGGCCTTCCGTGCTCCGCTGGAAAGTTCGTTGGACATCGAGCTGATCGTGACCAAGCACCTCGCGCCCGAGTTGGTGGCGGTGGTGCGTGAGCATTACTGCACGCTCGATGTGGATATGCGCTTGCGATACGCGCACTGCGGTTGTGGCCGCGACACGTACTACCAGCGTTTGCATGAGGCGCATCTGCAGATCTTCGGCGTGATGATGGGGCTGGCTGCGTGATCCCAGGCATTGCTCCCGCTGTTGCTGTCCCACTGGCCCGTCTTGCCTCGCTGCGTTTTGATGCAGTGGGACAGGTGCGGGCCTTGTCGTTGTTGGGCTGTCCCACCGTCCCGCTACAAAGTGCCTCCCGCCCGTGTAAGCGTAGCGGGCAGCAGTACGCGCGTTTCACGCGCATGCGTGTTCTTTAAATTTCCTCCTTTACACGAGAAAGGAGAAAGATAAGTAGGACAGTGGGGCGAAGCCCCGAATTTAGGCGCTCTCAGGCGTCCCACTTCGATTCTGAAAAGTGGGACGTATGGGACAGCACCGAAACAACAGAATGCCGTGGTGGTGTATTCACCGACATTCGCTAGGCGTTCACCCTGCGTTACCCACTTATTCACCGGGTGGCATTAACACAGGGTTGCTGCCACCGGAATCGACCTGTAAAAAGTAGTCATCTTCGATAGGTGCGACCGCAGAGAGCGGCATGCACCACACCACCAAACCCGGCCATTGCGCCGGGTTTTTGCGTTCATGGGGTAGGCGATGACAAGCGAGCAACAAGCACTGGCAGAAATGCCGATCTGGTTAGTGATCGTCCTGGCTCTGGTCGGTGGCGTATCGGGGGAGATGTGGCGAGCAGACAAGGATGGGGCGCGGGGCTGGGCGTTGTTGCGCCGCCTCGCGCTTCGATCCGGTGCCTGCATTGTCTGCGGGGTATCGGCGATGATGCTGATGATCGCAGCCGGCATGACGATCTGGACGGCGGGCGCCTTGGGTTGCCTGACGGCAATGGCCGGTGCCGATGTAGCCATCGGGTTGTACGAACGGTGGGCTGCCAAGCGGCTGGGCGTTTCGGAGTCGGCATCGACCGACCGAAGCTAGGTCGGCGGCCGGGTGGGGGCGCCATTTTTCCGGGTCCTCCCTGAGGGCCGCCCCCTACACGGGTTAGCGAACTCGCGGGATCTCTGCAGCTGAGAATTTGGCAGGGATGTCCGTCTTTTCAAAGGGATAGATATGGGCAGGTCAGTTAGCAAGGCCGACTTAAGCGAGATCGTCGGCCGTGATGAACGCACCCTGACCCGATGGCAGAACGACGGCATGCCTGTGACCGAGTTCGGCCTCGGTCGGGGCAACGAAAACCAATACGACACCGAAGCCGTCATTCAGTGGCTGATGCACCAGGCCGCACTCAACGGCAAAAAAGAATCTTCACGCGACCGGCTCGACCGGATCCGTGCCGACCGCGAAGAACTCGCGATGGCCAAGGATCTGGGCGAGGTTGTGATTGCGGCTGATCTGGTCGAGCGTTTCGAAGCCATGATCACCGCTGCCAAAGTGGAGCTGCTCAATTCCTTTCCGGACGCGTTAGCCGCCGAATTGTCGGCGCGCTACGACGTGGAAGTTGACGAGCAGCTCATTCGCGACCCCATTGAAGCCATCCTGAGGAGGCTTTCTGACTATGACAAGGATGATGCCCCGTCAGATGGATATTCTGACGAACCGGACGATTCGGAGGGCCTTGAGGAAGACTGCGACTAAAGCGCTGCGCGGCGCCTGCCGCAAGTGGGCACCGCCGCCCCGCATGAGCATTATCGAGTGGGCGGACAAGTACCGCTGGCTCGCACCGGAAGAAGCGGCGCGCCCCGGCAAATATCGCTTTGACGTGACGCCTCACCTAATCTGGCCCGGTGGGCCATTGGAGGCACTGGACGATCCGACTGTTAGCGAGATCGTCGGACGCAAATCTGCGCAGGTTGCTTGGACGTCTGGCGTTCTGGGAAATGCCCTGGGCAAATGGATCGACATTGACCCGTCACCGATCCTGGTGTTGTTTCCCAAAGCCGAAGCGGCCAAACAGTACGTCGGCGAAAAGCTCGAACCGATGATCGAAGCCACGCCACGGCTGCGCAAGAAAGTCGACCTGCGCAGCCGCAAGCTTCAACAAAGGCAGGACTTCAAGCGTTTCCCTGGTGGCTTCCTGAAAATGGTTGGCTCCAACAGCCCGGCTAGCGTGAAGTCCACGCCAGTGCCACGGGTGGCCATTGAGGAACCGGACGACTGCAACCTCAACCTGCGTGGGCAGGGAGATAGCATCAAGCTGGCGAAGGAGCGACTTAAAACCTTTCGTCGTTCGAAAATCATCATCGGCGGCACACCGACCATCAAAGGTCTATCGGCCATCGATGCGGAGTTGGAGCTATCAGATAAGCGTGTTGGTTTGGTGCCCTGTCACGAGTGCGGGCAAGAGCACGCGCTGAACTTCGACAACCTGCACTGCGATGAGGATCCTGAGTACCAGCACGAGGTGTACGGCAAGAAGCGTCCGGAAAATACTTTCTACTCTTGCCCGCACTGCGGCGGGATCTGGGACGATAACCAGAAAAACGCCAACCTCAAGCATGGGCGCTGGTCAGCTACAGCAGAGTTTCGTGGTATCGCGGGCTACATCCTCAACGAGCTTTACGCGACGTTTTGGGGATCGCGCTTTGAGGTGCTGATGGAAAAGAAACTCCAGGCTGAGCACGCGGCGGCGCAGGGCAACATCGGCCCGATGATCGCCTTCGTCAACAGCTCCAAAGGCGAAAGCTACGAATACCAGAGCGATGCTCCGAAGACTGATGAACTGGAGAAGCGCGCCGAACCCTACGCGGAACTCACCGCACCCCAAGGTGTGCTTTTGGTCACCGTCGGCGTCGACGTGCAAGGCGACCGCTTGGCGCTAGTGATCACTGGATGGGGACGGGGTGAAGAGTCATGGCGTCTGTATTGGGGCGAGCTGCACGGCAACCCCATCGATCCGCATGACGCTGTCTGGCAAGAGCTGGACAGGGTCATCTCCAGACCGATTCCCATCGCAAGCGGCGCCCAATTGGCGGTGTCGGCGGTCAGCATCGACAGCTCTGACGGTAATACCAGCGATGCGGTTTATGCGTATGTGCGTGATCGTCAACGCTACAACGTCATGGCGATCAAAGGTGCTTCCGTTGACAGCCGCGACAAGGAGATTTTCACCAAGCCGCCGCAGTCGGTGGACACCTCGCAAGACAACACCAAGGCTGCCAAATACGGGCTGAGGGTCCACATCGTTGGCACGCACAAAGCCAAGACCCTGATCGACGGCCGACTTCGGTTGAAAGGCGCAGGGCCTGGCCGAATGCACTGGTATAGCGAGATCCGCTCGGACTACTACGAGCAGCTCACCAACGAAGTGCTGGCGCCGCACCCACGCAACCCCAGCAAGATGGTTTGGCAGAAAAAGGCCGGACGGCGCAACGAAGCGCTCGACTGCGAGGTGTACGCCTTGCATGCGGCGCGCAGTCTGAAAACCCACCTGCTGCGCGATCACGAATGGGATCAGCTGGAGCAGCAACTGCTACAGCCAACTCTGTTCACCACCGAACAACCGGTCGCACCGGTACCGCGCCGAGCCGTCGCTCGTGGACGGGGCACCCGCAGTCGCGCGGGCTACTAGGAAAACAAACATGACAGACGCACAACAGCGCCTCGCGGAAGTCCGGGCGGCGATCTCTGACGTCCTGAAGAAAGGCCAGCGCTTGCGTCGTGCAGATCGCGAACTGTATCGCGCCGAGCTGAACAGCCTTCGCCTGCTAGAGCAGCAATACGCGAAGGAGGTCGCGCTGGAACAGGCCCAACAACAGGGACGCGGCCGTAACCGCATCTCCTACATGAAGATCTGACTATGGGATTTTTTCGAAAAGACCCGGCCGAGTTGCTGATGCGTGAGGCGATCAAGCTCGCCAAGTCGGCAAACGAAGCCCGACCTATCGTCGCTCAAGGCGGCGGTGGCGGTGTTGAGACTCGGTGGCGCGGTGCCTCCCGGGTGCTGCGTAGCATGGCCAGCTGGATACCCGGTCTTGGTAGCCCACGTCGGGATCTCGATCAGAATGAGCGGCGAATGCTGGTGGCTCGTTCGCGGGATGCCATGCGCAATCACCTGATCGCCCGTGCAGCCATCACTCGGTTGCGTACCAACGTCGTTGGCACCGGACTGGTTTGCCGCGCACAGATCGACCATGACGCGCTTGGCCTCGACGAGCTGCAGGCCGATGCAATCAACGCCCAACTTGATCGTTTGTGGTCGTTGTATGCCGATGACCCTCGGGAATGTGACGCTGAGGCCTCGCTCAATCACTATCAGCTGCAGGCACTGGTGTTGATATCGTCGATGGTAGGCGGTGATGTATTGGTGGCCAGTCCCGACGATGAGCGTCCTGGCTGTGTGTTCAGTACCCGGCTGCAATTGATCGAATCGGATCGCGTGTGCAACCCGGCTGGGCAACAGGATGGCGTCAACCTGGTGGACGGAGTCGAGTTTGATCGGCTCGGTGCGCCGTTGGCCTATCACGTCTGCAGCGGCTACCAGAACGAATACACCTCCGGCCAAGCGCTTAAGTGGGAACGGTTGCCGGCCTTCGGAGAAGCCACTGGCCGGCGCCGGGTGATGCACGTCATGGCCGACAAGGAGCGCCCAGGGCAGAAGCGAGGCGCGCCGTATCTGGCTCCGGTGCTGGAGCCGCTGCAAAAGTTGGAGCGCTACAGCAGCGCCGAACTGATGGCGGCGGTGATCTCGGCGATGTTCACCGTGTTCATCAAAAAGACCAGTGACTTTCAGGTTGGCAATCTGCCGCTGACGGCACTGGCCAACGAAGGTGACGGCGTTGGAGGCGACACCACCGGCGATGGTGAGTTGGCCTTGGGCGAGGGCGCCATTGTCGATTTGGGCCAAGGTGAAGAGCCAGTGATCGCCAATCCTGCGCGACCCAACGCGCAATTCGATCCGTTCTTTACCGCCGTCGTTAAGGAAATCGGCGCCGCGCTCGAACAGCCAATGGAAGAGCTTTTGCTGCATTACAGCAGCAGCTATAGCGCTGCCCGCGCCGCCATGTTGCAGGCGTGGCGGTTCTACAGCCTGCGTCGTTGGTGGCTGATCTGTGACTTCTGTCAGCCCAGTCGAGAGCTGCTGATTGATGAAGCGGTGGCAAGGGGGCTGATCAAATTGCCGGGCTACGCCGATCCGGCCAAACGCAAAGCGTACTGCCAAGCGATCTGGATCGGTCCGGCCCGTGGCGCTATTGATGAACTGAAGGAGGCCAACGCCGCCGGCAAGCGCATTGAAATCGGCGTCAGCAATGAAACGCTGGAAACAGCCGCAATGACCGGTGAACCGTGGCAGCAGGTTTACCGACAGCGTGTTCGCGAGGTCGAGCAACGCCGCAAGGATGGCCTGCACGTCTTGCCCAAAGGGCGAGAACAGGAAACTCCACCGCCCAACAACCCCAACGAGGAATAACCATGCCCCGCGCATTTGAGCTGGCTGCATCGCAGCCTTGGCTAATGCTGCCTGGCGCCCTGGACAACCTGCTGACCATTGCAGATCGGATGGGCGATCCGGCAGCGCTGGAAACCCGCACCGGTATGCGGCTGGATAACAGTCGAACTGTGAGTGTGCGCAATGGCGTGGCCATCATTCCGGTGGTCGGCCCGGTGTTTCGTTACGCCAATCTCTTCACTGAGATCAGCGGCGCGACGAGCACTCAGGTGTTAGCCACCGACCTGCAAACGGCGCTGGATGATCCCAAGGTCAGTGCAATCATCCTGAACATCGACAGCCCTGGCGGCGTAGCGGCTGGCATCAACGAGCTGGCCGACCAGATCCATTCGGCCCGTGATCGTAAACGCATTGTCGCCTACATCGGCGGCACTGGTGCCAGCGCCGCTTATTGGATTGCTTCAGCGGCCAGCGAGATCGTTATCGACGAAACCGCACTCGCTGGCAGCATCGGTGTAGTCGTCGAGGCTGTCGTCGGCGGTGAAGAAGCCAACGGTCGCCAGCGCTACCAGATCGTCAGTCGCAACGCGCCCAACAAGCGAGTGGATCTGGCCACCGAAGAAGGTCGGGCCAAGGTCGGCGAGACGGTCGACGCCATGGGCGACGTGTTCGTGGCCAAAGTGGCCCGCAACCTGGGGGTGGATCCTGAGCGCGTTCCCGAGATGGGCGACTTCGGCGGTTTGCGCGTGGGCGCCGCCGCCGTTGAGTCCGGCTTGGCCCATCGCCTTGGCTCACTCGAAACATTGATTACAGAACTGGCCAAACCGGCCGCAACCCAACCGAGGAAATACAACATGACCACCGTCAGCAGCACGGCGGAGTTGCGTGAGGCGCTGGCCGCCGGCACGGATCCGCAAACCATCGAGATCGCTCAAGCCGGTCAACCGGATCTTGAGAGTGTTCGCACCCAAAGCCGTGAGGAGGGTGCTACCGCCGAGCGACAGCGCATCACCGGTATCAACGCCATGGCCAGCAAGGGTTTCGAGACCGAGATCGCCGCCGCCATCGATGCCGGCACCTCGGTCGAGGCCACCGCTCTGCAGCTGTTTAAGGCGGCGCAGGATCGCGGTATTTCACTGAGTGCGATCAAGGCTGATGCCACCGGCGCGTCGACATCTACTCCGACGGGCGATGCGGCTCAGGGTGAACGTAAAGCAGTTGTGAACGCCATTGTTGAAGGCGCCTCGCGCCGCTGATTGGAGATCCTCATGAGTAATCCTGAACGCCAAACCTACGTCCCCGACCAACTGTCGGCGGGCGCCTTTCCGGTGATCATCGATACCGTCGTGATTGCTTCCGGACAAAAACTCAACCGTGGCGCCGTCCTCGGTCAGGTCAAAACCAGTGGTGAGTTTGTCCTGGCCAAAGCGGCAGCAACTGATGGTTCCGAGACGCCACTGGCAATCCTCGATCAGGCCACCGATTCGACCAAAGGTGCGCAGATCGCGCCTATCCGCCTGACCGGCGAAGTGCTGGCCAGCCAACTCACTCTCGGCGAGGGCTTCACCCTGGCGCAGGCGAAAGCCGCGCTACGTGCCCTGAGTCTGTTCGTTCGTTAATTCGGAGTTCTAAATGGATATTTTTGATACCCGCACCATGCTCGAAGCGGTTGAGCAGATGCCGACTGCGCGCCGTTTTTTGTTGAACACGTTTTTCAACGGTGGCAGCCCAGTGACGTTCCCGACCAAAACGGTCGACATCGACATTATCAAGGGCAAGCGAAAAATGGCTCCCTTTGTTCACCCGCGTCTGCCTGGCAGTGTGTCGTTGCGTGAGGGCTACACCACCAGCAACTACACCCCGCCTTACATCCAACCCAAGCGCGAAACCACTGCCGAGTTGGTACTCAAGCGTTCGGCTGGTGACAACCCGTTTTCTTCGCGTACTCCATTGGAGCGGGCAGGGCAGTTGCTCGGCAAGGATCTGCGTGACTTGGACGATGAAATCGTACGCCGTGAGGAGTGGATGTGTGCTCAAGCCCTCACCACCGGCAAAGTCCGCGTGATCGGCGAAGGCGTGGACGACACCATCGACTTCCTGATGTCCAGTGATCACAAGATCAGCCTGGGCAGCGGGCAATGGAACAGCTCTGACGGTGACCCTATTGCCAATCTGCGTGGCTGGAAACGCAAAATCGCCAAGGACTCTGGACGTACAGCCAACACCGTCGCCATGAGCGGTGAGGCACTGGATGCCTTCCAGTCGAACGCGACTGTGATGAAACAGCTCAATACTCGCCGTGTGGATATGGGGCTGATCAAACCCGAGGAGCTGCCCGACGGTGTGACGTATCTCGGCTATCTGAATGATCCGGGCGTCGACCTTTATGGCTATGACGAGTGGTACCTGGATGACGACGAAGAAGAACAGCCAATGATTCCGGCCGGCGGTCTGATTCTCGGTTCCACCTCGACGCGCAACGCCATGTTGTATGGCGCGATCCAGGATCTGGAAGCCGTGGAAAGCGGCTTGGTCGAAGCGGCGCGCTTCCCAAAAAGTTGGGTGACCCAAGAGCCAAGCGCTCGCTGGCTGAAGCTCCAGAGTGCAGCATTGGCTGGCCTGCTCGAACCGGATGCCTTCATCTACGCCAAGGTGGTGTGACATGGCCAAGAAAGCCGAATTTCTGGTGATCGATGGTTGCGTGCAGGATGGTCGCGTCGTTGTCGTAAAGGGCGAGCCATACAGTCCGCCGAATAAAGAAATCGAGGAAGCGTTACTCGCTGAGGGGCGTATCGCCCCGCTCAAGGATCCGCGAGTACAAGAACTGCTGCGCCAACAGTCGGACGTTGCTGATGAGGACGAAGACAGCGGAGGTTAGTGATGGACTTTCGCGAATTGAGCGATGACATGGATGCCTTGGTTCTGGATGGCTTGGGCGATATGGCAACGGTCGGCGGTCGAGAGATCGCCGGTTTCTTTTCTGCGCCTTGGTTGCAGCCGCGCATGGGGCGAATCAACACCGCATTGCGCGAGCCGCAATTTGAGATTCGCGTCGTCGATGCTGCCGGTGTAGAGCCGGGACAGCTGGTGGTTGTTGATCTTGCGAGGCAAGACGGGGGAGGCCAGTACGACCTGGTCAAACTGGAGCCAGACGGCACCGGCTGGGTAGCATTGCTATTGAGGCCTAAAGCATGAGCGTTGGCAGTCACTTCAAGCCCTCGGCCGGCGGCGGGATGATCTCGTTGCAGACCTCGGCGGCAGACCTGAAAGCCTTTCAGGACTTTGCCGCCGTGCTGCCAAAAGCAGCCGCCAACGCCCAGCGCCGAGCCATCAACAAAACCCTGCGCTGGCTTGCCACACACATCGCCCGCGCTGTCGGCAGACAGGAACGGATTGCAGTCGCTGCTGTTCGGCAGCGGCTGCGGGCCTACCCGGTCAGCGGTGGAGCGAACAGCGGCAAATTGTGGTTCGGCCTCAACGCCATGGAGGCCAGCCGCATCGGCCGGCCTCGGCAGAGTCGCGCCGGTGTCTCGGTGGCCGGCCGGCGCTTTCAAGGTGCATTCTTCAAGAAGGTCTACGGCAACAGCGCAGACGTCTGGATTCGTACCGGCAGCAAGCACTTCAGGGCGAGCGATTATCCCGACAGCGATGTCAGCGGTGCGGTCGGCGCGAGTTCGGGCTGGATCGCCGAACACGACAACCGCTTCCCGCTGGCCAAGGCCAAGGTGTCGCTGGAGCAGGCCCGCCCGCACTTCGAGAGCTGGGTGCGCAAGGCTGACGAACAACTGGTGCATGTCCTGCAGCAGGAACTCAATTTCGAAGTGCAGAAGCACTTGAAGGGGAAATGACGTGACGGATCAAGTCGGCGAGCCGTTCAGTCTTGAGCAGTTGTATCGCGCCATCGAGCAGCGCATTCAGCAACACTTTCCGTACCTGCAGACGGTGTGCATGTGGCCGGATGATTTGGATCGCTTACCGCTGCCTGCGGTGCTGATCGAACTGGCCGAGATGGAGCCGGGTCTCGATCCGGGAACCGGTGAAACCGGCTTGGCCTGCAAGTTCGAGGCGCGAGTGATCACCGATCCGATTCAGCCGGATCATCATCAACAAGCGGTGTTCCTGGCGGGCCACTTCGCCGCGTTGCTGCGCATGCAGTGCTGGGGCGTTGAGGTCGAACCGGCCGAGTTCGTGCAGGCCATGCAGGACTGGACCAAACCAGAGCTAGACGGCTACACCGTCTGGGTCGTGGAATGGACGCAGCAGATCTACCTCGGTGAGGCCGAATGGCCATGGCCGGATCAGCCGCCGGGCACCCTGGTGTTGAACATTGAGCCAGGCGACGGCCCGTTCCGTCCGGAGGACGTGCAATGAGTTCCGGTTACGTCGCGGCCCAGCACGACCGCATGCTTGCCGGCCTGGTCAAGGATTGCTACGTGGTGGCGGTGGATCTCGCCGCATCCCCCCCAGTGTGCCGAGTCTCGGACGGGGAGTGGGTCAGCGGCTGGGTGCGCTGGCACAGCGTTGCAGCTGGCAAGGCGCGGCACTGGCGGGCACCGAGCATCAACGAGCAGGGCACATTGATCAGTGCCAGCGGCGATGTAGCACAGGGCACCTTCATTCCTGGTCTTTACGGCAATGGTGGCCCGCCACCAGACAACCGCGACCACGTCGAGGTCTGGCGTTTCGATGATGGAGGTTCACTGGTCTACGACTGGCAGGCCAACAGTTACACCATCAACTTGCCCGCAGGTACTGTCATCGTGAAGGTCGGAGGCTCGTTGCTGGAGATGACACCCGACCGTACCCGGCTGATGTCGAGGCAAATCAACCTCGTTGGCACCGTCACTATCGATGGCGAGACGGTCATCAACAGCACGTTGACCACCACTGGCGACATCAACAGTGCCGGTAAGGTTATCGACGTCGGTGGTAACACTCCGAACCATAGGCATTGACGGTTATTAAAACGATATTGGACTATCGATATGACAAAACAGTTGTTTTGTTTTGTTGAAAGTGTCATATTGATGCCGTCATTCACTAAAAAGGAATCCTGAAATGGATATCGGACAAGCGTTCAGCATGTTTCACGTAGGGGCAATAAATGGGGCTCGCATTTCTGAACGTATCGATGAGGGCCGGAGTACGTGGAGTGTGCAGTTTGATATGGCCAAACAATTGCCTTCGCATCTCAGCACTCATTTGGAAACCGCGCGCGGAGGGAAGAAGATTTTCAAGACCATCGAAGCTGCTTTGAGTGACTTGAAAACAATCGGCTTGGAGGAGGTAACCGTTACGTTTTCCAAAGCGGAGCCTAATCCCGTGTAGTCGTTTGAAACATACCTTGAGGACGTGCACCCGCTCTTATAGTTAGGTGTACTTCAGCCCGCCCTGTGCGGGCTTTTTCATTTCTGGAGCATCTCTCATGAGCCGAACCAAACCCAACGACAGTTCAGATACTCGCTCTGTCAGCGTCGTGGAACCTGTGCAAGACAGCCTTTCCGTCGGTCCGGCGCGAGTTTTTCGCGACACCTTATATACCTCGCGATATCTGGTCATGCCTGACGGTCGCACGTTACCGGTAGCTGGGGGCCGAATCACTGCCGATGGTGACGAACAATATGCGTTTTTGTCCGCCCATCCAGATTTGGAACCTGCATCGGAGTAATTGACATGATCGGAATGGATCGCCACACCGGGCAACCCATCTCCGGCATCGAGCATTTACGTCAGTCGGTGGCGGACATCCTCGGCACGCCGCTGCTGAGCCGCCGCGAGCGTCCGGAGTACGGCAGCAAGCTGCGGCGCATGGTCGACCTGCCTATCAACGAAGGCTGGAAAAGCGCCGCTCAAGCGGAAGCGGCCCGGGCGCTACGCCAGTGGGAGCCGCGACTCAAGATTGAGCGCGTCGTCGCCATCTCGGTGTTGGGCGGGAAAATCAATTTCAGAATCAGTGGCGAGTATCTCGGTGAGCGCGGCACGTTGGAGGTGTGGGTATGAGTACGCTGGTGGATCTGACGGAGCTGCCCGCACCTGACGTGCTGGAGCCGCTGGACTTCGAAGAAGTGTACGGCGAAGCGTTGAACGTGTTTCGCAGTTACATGGGTGACAACTGGACAGCGGCGCTGGAGAGCGATCCGGTGACCAAGCTGCTGGAAGTCGGCAGTTACATCAAACTCGGCAACCGGGCGCGGGTCAACGATGCGGCCAAGGCACAGTTGCTGGCCTATGCCATCGGCGCCGATCTGGAGCAACTGGCCGCCAACGTGAATCTCAAACGCCTGGTGATTCAGGCGGCGGATCCGCTGGCGGTGCCGCCGGTCGAGTCGGTGCTGGAGTCTTACGATGCCCTGCGAGAGCGGGTGCAGATGGCCTACGAAGGATTGACCACAGCGGGGCCACGCAACAGCTACATCCTGCATGCCCGTAATGCCTCGGCACTGGTCGCCGATGCAACGGCCGAAAGCCCGGCGCCGGCCTGTGTCGACGTGACAGTGCTGGGCCTGGAAGGGGACGGCGCAGTCGGGCCGGAGCTGCTGGCGTTGGTCGCCAAGGCTGTGAATGACGACGATGTGCGCCCGGTCGGTGATCGGGTCACGGTACGCGGCGCCGAGATCCTGCGGTACCGGATCGATGCGGTGCTGCACATGAAAGGTACCGGCCCGGAAAACGACGCCGCGCTCGCCGAGGCGATCAAGCGCCTTGAGGCCTGGATCAATCCACGCCGTCGCTTGGGCGTCGAGGTGGCCCGCTCGGGTGTCGATGCGCAGTTACACGTCGCCGGTGTGGCCCGCGTTGAGCTCAAGGACTGGCAGGATCTGAAACCTACCAAGGCGCAGGCGGCGTACTGCACTGGGTGCACCGTCGTGTTGGGAGGCTGATGTGCGCAGTCTTCTACCGCTCAACAGTACTCCCCTGGAACGGGGTATCGAGGCGACGTTTGCCGAGACCACGCTGATTCCGTTGCGCACACTGTATAACCCCGACACCTGTCCGGTGCACCTATTGCCGCATCTGGCGTGGGCTTGGTCAGTTGACCGTTGGGACCCGGCTTGGCCGGAAACGGTCAAACGCGCCGCGATCAAGGCCTCGTTCTACATCCACAAGCACAAGGGCACTATCGGCGCTCTGCGCCGGGTGGTTGAGCCACTGGGTTACCTGATCGAGGTGCTGGAGTGGTGGCAAAGCGTACCGGAAGGCGTGCCGGGTACCTTCGCGCTGAAGGTCGGTGTACTCGACACCGGCATCACCGAGGAGATGTACCTCGAACTGGAACGCCTGATTGATGACGCCAAACCGGTCAGCCGGCAACTGACCGGCCTCGCCATCAGCCTCGAAACCCAGGGCAACTTGAACATCAGTGTCGCTCTGTACGAGGGCGACGTAATCGACGTTTACCCGCCAGTGATGCGTGACATCGAAGTCACCGGCAGCTTTGGCGTGGTCGGGCGCGAACACTCCGTAGACACTCTGGACGTTTACCAATGATTGATGCGAACTCGCAGTTTTTCGCCATCCTGACCAAGGTCGGAGAGGCGAAGCAAGCGAATGCCGATGCACTCGGTGTTCCCTGGCTGATCAGCCAAATGGGCGTAGGTGATGCTAACGGCGCTGATCCCATTCCTGATCGGTTGCAAACCAAACTAATCAACGAATGGCGGCGCCGGCCGTTGAATCAACTCAAGGTCGACCCGAACAATCCGGCGATCATAATCGCCGAACAGGTCATCCCGGCAGACGAGGGTGGCAAGTGGATTCGTGAGATCGGTCTTTACGACGCGGACGGTGATCTAGTGGCGGTGGCCAACTGCGCGCCAAGCTTCAAGCCACTGCTGTCGCAAGGTTCAGGCCGCACGCAAATTGTGCGCATGAACTTCATCGTCACCAGCACTGGCAATATTCAGCTCAAGATCGATCCGGCAGTTGTGCTGGCTACACGCGAATATGTCGACGCGAAGATTCTGGAAGAGCTGTACAAGCTCGACAACAAGCAGTCGGTGCGGCTCGCGACGACGGCAAACATCGTGCTGTCCGGGCTTCAGTCCATCGACGGCGTGGCACTGGTTGTCGGTGATCGGGTACTGGTGAAAAACCAGACTGCCGCCAAGGACAACGGAATATGGGTCGCGGCAGCGGCGGGTTGGTCGCGAGCGGCGGATTCGGACTCCAATACAGAGGTCACATCGGCGTTGCTAGTGTCGGTTGAACAGGGCACCACGTTGGCCGACACCCGTTGGCAGTTGATTACCGACGGGGCGATTGTCTTAGGTACAACGGCGCTGACATTCCAAAACGTGACGCAAGGCTTTGCGCCAATCAATGCTCCGACATTGGTTAACCCATCGGCCAACACACAGCCGCAATTTGATAATTCATCGAAACTTGCCACGACCGAGTTTGTGCAGCGCGCGGCGGGAAGTTTGGCTGGGTACGTCGCCTATGCGGTAAATACGGTTTTAACGGCGGTAGATGTCGGCAAGTACGTCTATGCAAGCGGGGCGACTGTCACTCTAACGCTGCCTGATGTCACGCTGTTGCCCCTTGGAAGTCGTATTTACATTCAGGCGGGAGCAATGACCGTCTGTACTGTAAGGTCAATTAATGGCGCAATCACTGGGCCAAATGGCAATCAGGTGGGTTCGAACAGTGTGGTGCTGGGTAACGGCGTTGCGACAGAATTTATCGCAACAGGTGTGAACTGGCTCGCGGTGGGCGGATCTGGACTCGCCGGGCTTTTTGCCAATGGCTATCAACGGTATCCGTCAGGTTTGATCGAGCAGTGGGGAACCGTAACGATCAATGACAACACTGAATCGTACATTACGCTGCCCATCGCATTCCCTGCGGCAATTCTCGGGGCGATGGCGTCAGTGTCCAACTCATTGGCGATCTCTGGTGGTGAGTTCGCGATTGCCGGTGCGAGAAAGAACGGTGCCAGCTTGAGCACCATTGCTATCAACGCAAACACGGGGCCTCAGACCTCGGTAAGTCAACTCGTAACCTGGCGCGCGTGGGGGTATTGATCATGATTTTTTTTAGTGCGTCTGAGTGCGGCTTCTACGACGACACCATTAACAGCCGCGTACCTGATGACGGGGTCGAAGTCTCCGATGAGCAGCGTCGCGCGATTCTGGAGGGTCAGTCTGCCGGAATGGTTGTCGCTGCTGACGAGTTCGGCGGCCCTATCCTTGTCGAGCGGCCGGCACCTAGCGCTGAGGTGCTGGCCGCCGCTGAGCGTGTTTGGCGCGATCGGCAATTGGCGGCTACTGACCCTTTGGTTTCACGCCATCGCGACGAGGTCGAGGAAGGCGGGTCGACCTCAATCACGCCTGAGCAATATACCGAGCTGCAAGGTTACCGTCGGCTGTTGCGCGACTGGCCGCAAGGGGGGCAATTCCCACTGATCGATCACCGCCCAGTCGCACCGCCGTGGCTGTCCGGTCAGCTTTAATAAGCGCTCCGCACTGACGGGGCGTTTTCTTTTCCGTTACGCGTAACACGAACACCCCTCACAGCCTCGCCTATGCGGGGCTTTTTCGTTTCCGGAGATTGACCTCTATGAGTTTCTTTCACGGCGTCACGACCACTTCGGTCGATACCGGCGCACGCACTATCTCGTTGCCGTCCTCGTCGATCATCGGCTTATGCGACACCTTCAGTCCCGGGCTGCTCGGTGGCGGTACCGCCAAGGCCGGCGAACTCAAACTGATCACTACCGAGCGTGAAGCCATCGCCGCGTTCGGCGCCGAGTCGGCGATCACCAAAGCCTGCCAGGCGATCTACGCCAAAGCCAAGGCGGTCATCGTCGCCATCGGTGTGCCGAAGATGGACGACCCGGCGCTGCAGACCTCGGCCATCATCGGCGGCGTGTTAGCTTCGGGTCAGCGTACTGGCCTGAAGGCGCTGCTTGATGGCAAAAGCCTGTTCAATGCCCAGCCGCGATTGCTGATCGCGCCCGGTCATTCGGCCACGCAAGCGGTGGCCACAGAGATGGATAGCCTGGCGCAGAAGCTGCGGGCCATCGGCATCATCGACGGGCCATGCACCACCGACGAGGCCGCGATGGCCTACGCGAAAAACTTCGGCAGTCGCAACCTGTTCATGGTCGACCCAGGCGTGCAGTACTGGGATACCGGTGAAAGCAAGACGGTCGATGCGCCTGGCTCTGCATGGACGGCGGGCCTGTTTGCCTGGACGGATGCCACCTACGGTTTCTGGGCCTCGCCTTCGAACAAGGAACTCACCGGCATCACCGGTACCACCCGCGCCGTCGAATACCTGGACGGCGATGAAACCTGCCGGGCCAACCTGCTCAACAACGCGAACATCACCACGATCATTCGCGACGATGGTTATCGCCTCTGGGGCAACCGCACGCTTTCCAGCGATCCGAAGTGGGCATTCGTCACCCGCGTACGCACGCTGTTCATCCTGATGGACGCGGTGCAGGCCGGGCACAAATGGGCCGTCGACCGTTCGATCACCAAGACCTACGTCAAGGACGTCACCGACGGCCTGGAAGCATTCATGCGCGACCTGAAAAATCAGGGCGCGGTGATCAACTTTGAGGTGTACGCCGACCAGGAGCTGAACACGGCCAGCCAGATTGAGCAGGGCAAGGTGTACTGGCGGATCCGCTTCACCGACGTGCCGCCGGCCGAGAACCCGAATTTCCTCTTCGAAGTCACCAACGAATGGATGACCGAAGTGCTTGAAGCCGCCTAAGGAGGCCACCTGATGATTCCTGAAGTTCTGTCCAACTGCGCCGGGTTTATCGACGGCGTGAGTTTTGCCGGCGAGATGCCGAGCCTGACCCTGCCCAAGGTCGTGCTGAAAACCGAAACCTACCGGGGCGGCGGCATGGCCGGCGAGATCGAGATCCCGACCGGTGTCGAGAAACTCGAAGCTGGATTCACCACTAATGGTGTGCGCCGCGAGGCGCTGAAATGGTTCGGCCTGTCCGACCGCACCGCCTGCACGGCGGTGTTTCGCGCCTCATTCAAAGGTCTCAAGGGCAAGGTCACTCCGGTCATCGTGACCATGCGCGGCGGCCTCAAAGAAGTCGACATGGGCGAGTGGAAGGCCGGCGAAAAGGCCGAGAGTAAACACAACATGGCGCTGACCTACTACAAGCTCGAAGTCGGCGGCCGGTTGATCTACGAGATCGACATGGTCGGCATGGTGCTGGTGGTCGACGGCGTTGATCAACTGGCAGAAGAACGTTCGGCCCTGGGCCTTTAAGGACATACGCAATGACTCAAGCAATTCAAGTTACACCCGAACAGTCGCTCCCTAAATGGATGGAACTGACCAAGGAAGGGTTTCGAATCAGCCTCAAATACCCGACTGAACTTAATGGTGTGCAAGTCGACCGCCTGACGATGCGCGCACCTTGCGTGCGGGATGTGCGGGCCGCGCAAGCGGCCTCCAACGGTGATGCTGAGCAGCGCGAAATGTCGCTGTTCGCTTCGCTGACTCAAACCCCTGAAGCGGATCTGATGAGCCTGAAGATGGTCGATTACCTGCGCCTGCAGGCCGGCTACTTTCGTCTGGTCACGGACGACTAAGTGCGATGGCTCGACGTTGAAGATCCTGGCCAAGCGTATGGCCAAAGAAACCGGGTTCTCGGCAGCCGAGATCCTGGCCATGTCCTTCAACGAACTGGTGTGGTGGCTCTCCGATTGAGCCACTCAACCCCACTGACGCATAAGGCACGCACATGGCGAAGAACCTCGCACTCGGCTTTGTCATTGGCGGCGCCGTCGATCCGACGGTGGGCAAAGCGTTCAAGGACGTCGAAAGCAAGATCAAACATCTGGACTCCGTGGGCAGCAAGGCCCGCGTGTTGCAGAGCACCATCGGCGACACCATGCGTCTGCGCGATGAATGGCGCAAGGCGCACATGACCGGCGCCGCCGGCGCGGACAAATTGCTGAGCAAGTACGAAAAGAACCTCGAACTGCTGAAGAAACAAGGCGTCGAGGTGGGCAGGTTGAGCAAGGCCTACGCCACGATGGGCCGCGTGGCGGCTGGAGCCGAATTGAAGGCACTCGGTCATCGACAGATCGAAGAAGGCCGAGCAGGACTGAAAGGCACCCTCGGTCAAGCAGGGGCGTTGACCGCAGCAGCTGCCATCCCGACCAAGGTCAGTGCGGACTATGGCGCGATCATCCGGGACGTTGCGATCAAGGCCAACATTGCCAACACGCCGGAAGAGGCGCAACTGTCCAAGACTGTGATCGACACGTCACGCGATACAGGCATGGCGCGTAATCAGGTTGCCGAAGTGGTCAACGCCCTGGTCGGCGCCGGTATGGAGTTGGACAAGGCGCTGTCCTATGCACCGACCGCAGCCAAATTTGCAGTGGGCCAAGGATCGGAAGGCACTGAAACGGCGAAGATGATCAACGCCTTGGGTCAGAACGCCAAGATCACTGACCCCAAAGTGATGCAGCAGGCGCTGGAGGCTATCGCCTATCAAGGCCAGGCGGGAAGTTTTGAAGCGGTCGACATGGCCAAGTGGTTTCCCGAGTTGCTGGCCGGCATGGGCAAACTGGGTATCACCGGCATGGATTCGGTAACGCAACTGGGCGCGATGCTGCAGGTGCAAATGAAAACGGCCGGTGGTTCGGACGAAGCGGCCAACAACCTCAAAAACTGGATGGAGAAAATCGGCTCCGGAGAAACGGTCAAGGCCTACCAGAAGGCCGGGATCGACTATAAGGGGTCGATGCAGACCGGTTTGCAGAATGGCAAATCCACACTGGAATCCAGTTTTGCCCTGGCCCAGAAGTACATCGAAGCGACCGATCCGAAGCGAGCCGCCGAGATGGCCAAGGCCACAGCCGCGATCAGCAAAGAGGCAGATCCCGAGAAAGCCAAGGCCATGATGAAGTCTCTGGAGGAGGCTTTGCGTACCGGTGACCTGTTCGCTGATATGCAAGTCAAGGCAGCCTTGACGGCGTACATGCAGAATAAGGATCTGTATGAGCAGCTGAAAAAGGATTCCGCCGGGGCGACCGGAATCCTCGACAAGAACCTGGCCGAGCGCCGGCAAACCTCGGCGCAAAAATGGTCTGAAATGGCCCAGTCGATGGACGATGCCATGCGCAGCATCGGCGATGCGATCAGGCCGGTAACCGATTCCGTCGCTGACGGCATCAACAACGTCAGCCGCAAACTGACGGGCCTCTCCGACGAATTTCCCCGTGTGGTGGTCGGCATCGGAACGGCCGTGGCAGCGCTGGTCGCATTGGGTGGTGTGGTTCATACCTACAAGATCGGCAAGGGGCTGATGAACCTCGGGCGCGGCACCTTGATGGGTAACCCGAACATCCCGCAAAAAGTGATCGTCACCAATCTGCCAGGTACTGGCGGTGGGCTGAGTGGCGGTGATCTCGATGCCAGTGGTGAAGGCAAGAAGGGCAAAGGGGGGAAAGGCGGCGGGAGAGGAGGTGGTGGTCGTGGTGCCAAGATTGTTGACGGCATGAAAGGTCCAGCGCTGCTTGCGGTGGTCGATGCTGGTTTTAAAGCCTACGACACCTACGAAAATGCCGAGACCCAGGATGAAAAAGCGGAAGGCTACGGACAAGCGGCCGGCGGTTTGGCAGGTACCTTGGCCGGTGCGGCTGCCGGTGCAGCCATCGGTACGGCGGTGCCGATCATTGGCAATATCGTCGGCGGCCTAATCGGCGGTTACCTAGGTTACATGGGTGGCGATGCAGCCGGCGGCTTTCTGGGTAAGAAGCTGTTCGGCACCGATGAGTCGTTGAGGCGGGTACCGGATGCCGGCCCGCTGATGATGGCCGATGCCGGGAAAAACCTGTCGCCAGTGATGGGCGACATTGCCCGGTCATTCGTACCCAAGCCGGCCAATGGTCCTTTGGCACCTGCTGCAGCAATGGGCGATGTGGCCAGGTCGTTGGCCGCACCTGCCAGTGCGCCAGTGCCACCGGCTCTTCTGGCTGCACCGGTTCCTGCTGCGAAAGCCGAGTCGCCGAAAATCGAGCAACAGGTCCAAATCTCGGCACCGCTGCACATTACCGTGCAGGGCGATGTCAAGGATCCGGCGCAGATGGCGCGAGAGCTGCAGCCCTACATCGCGCAGCAAATGCAGCAGGCCACGCAGCAGCTGCAGAACCGCAAACTCTACGATGAACCGCATGTGTAAGGAGGACTGATGGTCTACATGGAACAGCTGCAGTCAGGGCTCAAGCAACTGGCGGCAGCGGGGGAGACCGGGCGACGTAGCCTCGACGGCATGATGGGACCAGTCAACGGCGCGATCAGCGAGATCAGCGGCGCGGCCTCGGAGCTGGAAGGTATTCCAATCGTGGGGCCGGCGGTCGGGGCAAAGCTGCAGCGTGTCATGCGCAGCGTCAACGCCGCGCAGGCCAAGGTCGGCCAGGTGGTGGCCACATACAACAAGGCCACCCGCGCCGTGTCGCAGATTGATGAGCGGATGGGCGAACTCAAGGAACAGGCAGCGCGGGCGTCTACCGCGATCAACAAGATCGCCGGCAAGGTCAGTCCATCACTGGGGAACATTCTGCCGACCGGATCACTGGCGGGTGACGCGACACCGATGCCGGAAGCGGTGAAGCCGTTTCCGCACCTGTTAGTCGTACAGCCGCTGGATCCCAAGGCGGTCCCGTATTACTTCAACCTGGACACCGCCGCCTTCGACGAGCTGCGGCGCTCGACTGAGTACCGCTGGGCATCGCAAGAACGGTTGACCCGCCGTCCGGCGCAGCAAGCGGTGGGCATCGGCGAGGAAAAAATCACCCTCAAGGGCGCGATCTTCCCGGGCTTCAAGGGCGGAATCAAGCAGCTGGACACCCTGCGCAGCCTCGGTGCCCAGCTCCTGCCTCTGACCCTGACCACCGGCTATGGCGACGTGCTCGGCACCTGGTGCTTGAAGAACGTCGAAGAAGAACAGAGCGCGCTCCTGCAGGGCGGTATCCCGCGCAAGCAGGCATTTACATTGGAGTTCACGCGTTATGGCGATGACCTGCAGAACGTCTGACGGGGATCTGCTGGACACCCTGTGCTACCACGCCTATGGGCATTTGAGTGGAACGGTCGAGGCGGTGCTGGACGCCAATCAGGGCCTGGCCGACGAGCCGCAACCGTATCGCGCCGGCATCGTGATCGAGCTGCCGGATCTGCCGGCACCCGATGACAGCGAGGTGATGCTGTGGGGCTGATGCCCCTCCGGTATGCCGCGCAATGACTCAATCGGTCCGCCCAGTGCGGACTTTCTTTTGGATGGAATGATGACCCCAATCTTTCGCGTCGTGGCCGACGGCGCCGACATCACCCAGCGGATCAATGATCGGCTGCTTCAGCTCAAGACCACCGACAAGCCCGGCATGGAATCCGATGAGTTCGAGTTACGCATCGATGACCGTGACGGAGCGGTAGTGCTGCCCCCTCGAGGGGCCAGCATCGAGATCTTCCTCGGTTACGTCGAAACGTCGCTCACCCGTATCGGCCGCTATGTCGTCGACGAGATCGAGCTGTCCGGTCCACCAGATACATTGGTGATCACCGGTAAGGCCAGCGACATGCGCGGCAGCGGCAAAACCACCCGCAGCGGCAGTTGGGAGAACGTGCCACTGTCACGGATCGTCACCGATGTTGCCACACGCAATGGCTGGCAGGCGGTCTGCCCGGTGCAGACCAAGGTGCCGCGTGCCGATCAACTCAACGAGTCGGACTTCAATTTCATCACGCGTCTGGCCAAGCAGTACGACTGCACGGCCAAGGTCGCCGACGGCAAGCTGCTGGTCATGCCGCGCCAGGCCGGGCAGAGCGCCTCGGGTAAGAGTTTAGGCGTAGTACCGCTCCAACGGCGCGACGTGAGCCGCTTTCAGTTTCGTCTCGGTGATCGCAACACGCACAAGGCGGTGTCGACCAAGTACCAGGACAAGAAAACCGGAAAGCTCGCGGTGGTCACCTTGGATAACGACGAATCGCCTGACGGGTTGCCGCCGGTGCACAGCGACCGCCACATCTACCCGAACAAGTCAGCCGCCGAAGCGGCAGCACAGGCACGTCTCACCGCATTCAACCGCTCCACAGCCGGCGTCAGGCTGGAGATGGCGGGGCGCACTGATCTGTTTGCCGAACGTTCGATCAATGCTCAGGGTTTCAAGGTCGGCCTCGATGGCGAGTACCTGGTCGACTCTGTGGAGCAGGTGTTTACCCAGTCCGGCTGGAGCACAACGGTCGAATGCAACGGCGGCAAGAAGGGCAAGGCGAAAGCCAAAGGCAAGAAGAAAAAAGCGGCGAAGGATCTGAAGGTCGTTCAGCTCAACTAAGAGCGTCGCATCCCCACACCTCAAGGAGACATCGATGTCACTCACAGAACAGCAACTACAACGCATCATGCCCAACGCCCGCCGCCAAGCGGGCGTTTTTGTATCTGCACTCAACGCTGCCATGGCGCACCGACAGATCAACACACCGAAACGCCAAGCCGCGTTCCTGGCTCAAATCGGACACGAGTCCGGTCAGTTGCAGTACGTCCGGGAGCTGGGTGGCGATCAATACCTGAGCAAATACGACACCGGTGCCCTGGCCGCAAAACTGGGCAACACCCCGGCAGCGGACGGCGATGGCCAGCGTTATCGCGGTCGCGGGCTGATTCAGGTGACCGGCCACGACAACTATCTGCGCTGCAGCCTGGCACTGTTCGGCGACGAGCGATTGCTGCGTACCCCAGAGCTGCTGGAATTGCCGCAATGGGCTGCTGAATCGGCGGCATGGTTCTGGTCGGTGAATGGGTTGAACACGCTTGCGGATCAAAATGAATTCAACACGATCACCCGAAGGATCAACGGCGGTCTCAATGGCCTGCAGGATCGGCTGGAACTTTGGGGGCGGGCGAGGGCTGTTTTATGCGTCTCAGCGACCTGATACCTGCGCCCTATCGGCTGCTGGGCAAGGTGGTGCTGCTGATCGGCTTGGTCGGCACGTCCGCCGCCATTACCTGGCAGGTGCAGGACTGGCGCTACGGTAGTCGCCTCAGCGAGCAGTCCCGACTACACACCGAAACCCTCAATCAGATGGCCCAGGCCACGGCCGCGCAACAGCGTGCCGAGCAGGACAAGCGCCTCGCGCTCGAGCAGCGTCTGGCAGCCAGCGAACAGACCCATTATCGAGCCTTGAGCGATGTCCAACGTGATCAAGGTCGCCTGCGCGACCGCCTTGCCACTGCTGATCTGCGCCTGTCAGTCCTACTCGACGCCACCACCGGCGCCGGCATCGGATCGTTGTCAGCGACCACCGCCACCGGCGGCGTGGTTCATGGCCCCACAAGAGCCGAACTTGACCCAGCGCATGCTCAACGAATTATCGGCGTCACCGATGACGGCGACCGGGGGCTGATTGCCCTCGCGGCCTGTCAGGCGTATGTGAAAACTATTATTGGAGCTGACTACTCAGCGGAGTAGGCCTCTGTCGAGCTTTATAGGGTTATCGTATTGAGATGTTCGTGAAGCTTTAGCTAGGAACTCATGTAAGAACGCCATGCAGGTGCACGCAATCAGTACGCATGTAACACTTACGGTAAGCATTATGTAATCAGCTCTTGTCAGCGCGATGATGTTAGTGAATAAACCCAGGCAAAGGACTCCAATCATCGCTCCGCCTCCTGTTCGTAAAATGGTCAAAAAACTAGTTCCAACCTCTGTCATCATTTTATAGATGGTGACAAGTTTTTTCTGTGCATTTTCTGAGATGAAACGCATGCCGAATCGAATTGCGGTTGCGATGCAGTAAGGGATTAATAAGAATCCCGCATAATCTATTAATGATCCTATTGCCAGTAACCCACTAACTATGTCGTCAAGCTCCTTCGGGTTTCGTGTGTAAATAATAACTGGTATTGCCCCGAGGATGACTGATATGAAAAATTCATAACGAATCTTTTTTGCAATAATAATGAATGCAGATGCAAAGCCGTCTTTGTGTTTTGTCATTTTCATTAATGATAGTTAATTGAGATACTTTTAATAAAGAAGCGATCGGGTAAAGATGCGTCAACATCCTTCCCGATCGCTGTCCCCGCAGATGGTCCCTGCAAGTCCAGCCAAGGCTTCTGCTCCGTGCACAAAGCGCGGCGAGCCTAGCACCTGTTTATCCATACAGTAAAGGTCTTGCTTTCATGTCTACTCCCATCATCCCTTGGATGGGCGGCAAACGCCGCCTGGCCGACCGCCTCATTCCGCTTTTTCCGCCACACGAATGCTACGTTGAAGTCTTTGCCGGCGGTGCCGCGCTGTACTTCATGAAGCCTCAGCCATCGCCAGTCGAAGTCCTCAACGACATCAATGGCGACCTGGTCACGCTTTACCGCGTCGTGCAGAACCACCTTGAAGAATTTGTGCGCCAATTCAAATGGGCGCTCAGCTCGCGCCAGGTGTTCGAATGGCAGAAAATGACCCGCCCCGAAACACTCACCGACATCCAGCGCGCCGCCCGTTTCTTCTACCTGCAGCACCATGCCTTTGCCGGCAAGGTCTCCGGTCAGACGTTCGGCACGGCGACGACTGCCCCGGCCATCAATCTGCTGCGGATCGAGGAAAACCTCTCGGCTGCGTGGCAGCGCCTGTCCGGCACCTACGTCGAAAACCTCCCCTGGCTTGAATGTGCTGAACGCTACGATCGTGCCCACACCTTCCACTACATGGATCCGCCTTATTGGCAGACCGCCGGCTATGGCGTGGACTTTCCGTTCGAGAACTACGAGCGGATGGCCGACTTCATGCGCCGCTGTAAAGGCAGGGTGATGGTCAGCATCAACGATCATCCGGATATCCGCCGTGTATTCGAAGGCTTCCATTTTGAAACCTTGGATATCCGATACAGCAACACCAATCAAAGGCAAGGCAAAGCAGGGGTGAGTGGGGAACTGGTCATTATGAACTGGATGCATTCCGATCTTGGTGAGCTATTCTGAGAGTTGTGTGTGTCCAAGAGATACAGGTAATCTGTCTCGGTTCGACGCTTCATTGGCGATCCGTAGTTTTAACATAAGTTTTGGGCGTATTCAGCCCGCATCGATTACATATAGGGAGGCAATATGAATGCGGGTGAAATAGGTACAGTTGCCGGGAGGATCTTTGAATATAAGTTGCCATCAAATTGGATTTTCAGATCTCAAGAGGATCAAAATGATCACGGGATTGATGGGGAGATTGAACTCAAGGATGCTACCGGCAAAGCATTAGGGGAAAGTTCGGTTTTCAAAGTGCAGATAAAGGGGCAAGAGTTTTCGAGTTTTATCAGTGGTGGAATAACTGTTTCTTTTAGTTTGGACTTGGAGCGTTTAAGGTACTATTTTTCATTTTGCGTTCCTGTTATTTTAGTGGTTGTGGAAGTCTCAAGTGAGCGCATTTTCTGGGTTCCGGTGACCGGAAATGAAGACTTGATAAAAAAAGCCGAAAGATCGGCAGCGAATGAAACAATTCAAATCCACTTGCCTGTCGCCAATGAAATTCTCAAAGGTTCGCCTCGATCTACGGATACGCTTTTAAATGCAGTAAGTATCTGTTGGGATTATCTTGCATTCAAAGGTTTGAAGTCTTCGATTTCAAATCTTCATGTCATCAGTCCAGATGCACTGCAAAAACGTATAGAAGATGTCGGTGATGTATTTTTCAAAGCTTATCACCAACAGCTTGATAATTTGCTCAGAAGCAAAGAGTTTGGGAGGGTTTATAAATTATCACAGCAGTTAATAAATTCAACGATAGTTCCTTCCTCAGACCGGTTTGTTGCTGCTCTCTATTATGATCAAGCCCTTAGTGTTGCGCCTTTTACCAATATTAAAAGAGAACAGCTTCAGCAAAAATTGCTGATTTGTGATCTGCTGATCGCTTTCGCTAGGGAAGAGCAAGACCAAGCATACCGATTGCTAGCCATAGGTAAAACGCGAGTCCTGATGTTTAGGATTCGAGCTGAACAGCTTTATGCGATGCATAACGCAAAAAAAGCGCTTCCTGAAAACAGTATTGAAAAGTATATGTTCAACGTAGAGGAGCATAAGCTGTACAGTATTTGCTGCGATAATTTGCAAAAACTCGCAGAGTTGTGTCAGCGTCTTACTAAGCTTGATCAGTTTGGAATTTTGTGTGACGTCTTCGTCAGTGCTGTAGTGTCCATAATACTGTTCAGATCAGTGCATGGTGGTCGAGGCGATGTTGCCGCCGTTTCTATATTCGATGCATGGTTTCGTAGTGTTTATCTACTTGTGTTTGCTTCCTGCTCGCTAACTGGGGAGCTGGAAAAAGCAGTGGTGCTTTACAGGTTTTTGGTTCGCTCGGAAATTACCTCTGATCAGATTTCAGAAATCAAGAAACTAGTAAGGTTAAATACTGAGTTGATTGCGCGTTTTGAGAGTTTTGACGATGAGATTATAGGCGATGAAGGCGCGCCAGCACGCTTTATAGATTTAAGTGTGTTAGAGCAGAAAAAATACTTTATATCTATGGCAAAGGATTTAGGAATGGATCCCGATGACCCTAAATGCATGTTGGGAGGGATAGTTGCTCGCGGGCTTGCTAACTATGATCCAAGTGAGATTCTAAGAAAATGCGAACATCTGTTCGTCAGTTATCGTCCCGCTGGTATGGTGGCCGAAACGCTGCGTATGCACTCCGCAGGCGGGATGCATTTGTTGGTATGTTTGAAGCATTATCATGTTTCAGGGACTGGGGGCCTATTACTTCCTTTATACGACCGCGAGTCGGAGCAGGAGTTTTTGAGAGGCTTCAAGCAAAATCATTGTGACACCTGTAAAGATTGCAAGCCGAGGGCGGATAAATGGAGCTGGAGTTTGCGTTGGCAGCACGACAGTGAGTCTGAACATAAAGACGCGTTAGCTAAGTTCGGATCTTGGTAAGCCAACGAATTGAGTGGCCATGGTAATAAATGGTTCTACGCAAGTGGGCGCTAGGCCAAGACTCAACAGTCAGTGCTTGTCGGCTTCAACAGTCCAATACCCTCGACGATCATGAATATCCACCATGCCACCGGCACTGTCGGCCGTAATGATCACGAAACCGTCGTGCTTACCAGGTGGTTGTTCGGCATCGGGGTATTGGCCTATCGCGGCGACGGATCGGTGCCCGGTCTCGCCGGCGAATAATGTAACGTTTTTTTCTTGGGGCCGCCTTCATCGACCCATTCAAACCAGTTGTTGATCGCAATGAATGCCCGGTGCGGTCAGATCGCACGGAAGAATGGGCCATGGGCCACTTTTTCTACCCGGGCGTTGATCGGCGCGGCGCGATCCTTTGCCCAGTTTGGACGCCATCCCCAAGCGGACCATGTCGGCGTGCAGGTATTTTCCCCCAGATAGAAAATCGCCAGCTGGGTAGTGGGAGCTGCGTTGTAGCGCTCGAAGGGCTGGTCGCCGGTTTTATTGATCAAGGCGTTGAGCATGCTCAACGCCGCTACAAAATCGTGGATACCGTCGTACTGTGCAAGTCGCCCCCCATTTGCCCGCCTATCAGATATTTCCTACAGAAATTGACCGCGAGCGCTTCTGAAAGTTAACTGTACATTCGTACAGTGTTGGAAGTCGTGCGTCATGAGCTATTCGATTTTAGGCCCAATTGCCGAAGTAGGCCTGAAGCTGCCTCTTTGTTTATTTCAGGTGCCCGCTGGCTTTCCTTCGCCGGCGGCTGATCACATTGAGGCACACATCTCTTTAGATGAGGTTCTCAACATTCGCGCCCCGCATGTCTACTTGGTGAAAATCACCGGGGAAAGTATGCAGGGCGCGGGCATTTTTGACGGAGATCTGGCGGTGGTAGATCGTTCGCTGGAGCCAGCCCATGGTCACATCGTCGTGGCGTTGCTGAACAACGATCCGCTGTGTAAACGACTGTGCGTCCGGGGAAAGGACGTGATCCTCTTGTCTGAAAACCCCAAGTATCCGCCTCGCTATGTGCTGGAAGGTGATGAGCTAGCCATCTGGGGCGTAATCATCGGCAGCGTGCGCAGCCATGTCTAAGGTGACGCCGGTATTTGGCCTAATCGATTGCAACAGCTTCTACGCCAGTTGCGAACGCGTGTTTCGTCCTGACCTGGCCAAGGTACCCATAGTGGTGCTGTCGAATAACGACGGCTGTGTCATCGCCCGGAGCTACGATGCCAAGCCCTACGTGAAAATGGGCGAGCCGTACTTCCAGATCAAGCAGAAGCTCAAGCAGCACGGCATCGTCCCGTTCTCCTCGAATTACGCGCTGTACGGCGACATGAGCGAACGCGTCATGACCCTGATCGAATCGTTGGTGCCGGCCGTTGAGGTGTACAGCATCGACGAAGCCTTCGCCGACCTCACCGGCATCAATGATTTGGACGGCCTCGGCCGCAAGATCCGCAGCCAGGTACTGCGCTGCACGGGCATACCTGTCGGCGTTGGTATCGCGCACACCAAGACCTTGGCCAAGCTGGCCAACCACACCGCCAAGCGCCTGCAGGCGCAAACCGGTGGCGTCGTGAACATCTGCGACCCAATCAAGCGCGACTGGGTGCTGCGTAACACGGACGTAGCGGAGGTGTGGGGAATAGGACGGCGCATGAAATTGCACTTTGACGGCATGGGGATCAAAACCGCCATGGATCTGGCCAAAGCAGACCCGTGGATGTTGAGGAAAAACTTCAGCGTGGTGATCGAGAAAACTGCCCGAGAATTGGCCGGCACGACGTGCCTGGAGCTGGACGAGTCGGATCCGCCAAAGCAAGAGATCTGCTGCAGCAGAATGTTCGGCAAAAGGCTGAAGGAGCTGCCGCCGATCAAGGAGGCCGTGGCGACTTACATGATGCGGGCATCGGAAAAGCTCCGGGCACAGAAGTCGCTGTGCAAGAAGATCCGGGTCAGCATCCGCACCGGTATGTTCAATCCCGATGAGGCCAAATACGCGAATGGTGTGGTGGTCGATCTGCCGTACCCGACGGACGATGTGCGCTTGCTGACAAAGACGGCGGTCGACGCGCTTGAGGGGGTATTTCGCCCCGGATTCAACTACAGCAAAGCCGAAGTGATGCTGCTGAATCTGTGCCAGCCGGGTGAGTACACGGACGATTTGTTTGCCGTTTCGCAACCTTCAGAGGCGACAAAGGTGATGGCAGTGCTGGATGAGATCAATGAGCGGTGGGGCAAAGGTACGCTTCGTGCCGCGAGCGTACCGAGAAGTCCTGAATGGAGCATGCGACGAGAATTGATGAGCCAAAGCTACACCACGAAGCTAGACCAGTTGTGGACGGTACGATGTGATTAGCGCACCGGCTTCGGCTTCTTAGGGAAAACCAGTGGAATCTCATCGCCAGGCATCACAAAATACTTTTCGAGGGGAAGCTCAAATGGCGGGTGCTTATCCCAATCGACTATTTGCGTTCGAGTACCGCATGGCAAGCGACGGAGGTGCAGAACCCATTCTGAGGTAAAATCGCCATGACCGTTGGTTTCATCGTAATCTGGCATCCCGACGTGGTAATGCCATAAATCCCAGTGGCGGGCGTATTCAACTTTTTTGAGCCAGAATGGGTCATCTGTGGGGACGTCCCACGAAGGCTTAAGCCGGCCTGGAAGATTGGCTAGCCCGTGTTCTTGAGCGTGATTGATGAATCGATCGAGGATTTCGCCATCGTTCGCAGCAACAGTCATGTAGATTCTTGCAAAATGGATGCTTAAGTCTACAACGTGTCCAGCTTGGCTAGTTGGGCCCGAATCCATTCTTTCCGCTCTGCGTGATTTTGTCCGCGTGGGAGGGTCATGCTGCCGCTCTCAATTGCCGAGGACATACGTACCAAATCGTAATTGAAGCGCGCCGGCTCATTGCGACGGGTTGTATCTTCGTTTCTTTGCATTTTGATGGCCCTGCTTGAAGGTCCATGGAACTCATGTGATTAAGAGTCGTTGAAGCAAACGTAGCATCTTCGGATGCCTTTTTCGCCATCTGCTTCGGTCAAGGCATGCGCCATAGCACATCTCTTAGACGTCACTGTACCGAATTTGCAGGTGGCTTGGCTACTGCTCCACAAAAAAACTGCCTTGAATCACTGAGACAGACACCTTTTTGCAAGGCATCTTGATGCCGCAGGATGGCTCGCGGCATAAAACTGTGGAGCAGGTGATGTTGATCGACCTTGCCAAGCCGAAACGAGGTTTGAAAGCATCAGCGCTTTTTGAGTTTATCCTGATGATTGAGAACCATTACCACCTCAGGCTTCTTTGCCGCCGGGTTAGGTTTTGGTTTGTCAGCAGGTTTTGTATCCGGTTTTTTATCATCGGTCATGAATTTACTCCTTGGGAAGACGCTGCAATCCAGAAATAAAGTAGCAGGCAAGCGGCTAAAAGACATGTGGACGCGAAAATTTCTCTGTACGCACTCTCCAGATAGTCGGTCTTCGCCTGTAGCACCGAGCGGGCTACCACCAACGCTTCCTGGCAGGAAAGAGCCAGTAAATAATACATCGTGATAATTTCTTCCTGATCGGCAAGCTCGTTTGCGGTTTTTCCGATAGCGATGGTGGGGCTGTCAGAAAGCTTAATGCTATTGAAAATTCTGAACCATGCCGAAAACAGAGCTACAAATGTCAGTCCCGAAAGTATGGCAAATACCCATCCGAGAATGCCGAAGGTGTTGATAGGTAGTATTTTTGAAGACGCTGCATTAAGGAGGGCTGTGTAGGCAACGATGCCGATGCTGAGGATGCTGAGAAATCTACTCGCTTTCTCGTCGAGTTTTTTGTACCGGTCAAGCTCCTCGTCCAGTGCTTTTCTCGAGAGCTCATACAAAAATTTGTAATTTTCCATCAGATGATCACCTGTATCAGGACGCTTCCCTCTGCTCCTGCCAATGCCGGCTCGAAGCGCAGATGATCTTAGGGCATTTTTAGGGCATAGCGGACACCGCTTTAGGCCTATATAGGCCTTAACTCAGGTGCTACATGCTCTACTTTCGTGGCCTTGAGCGGACTACAGCTAACCATGGTCGGGTTCGAATCCCTAACCTGTAATTGTTCCAATGACCGCTATCGACTAGCTCCCTTTTGGGAGCAACCCCAAGTCGAAAGCGGTCGCAGACAACCAATTGCGTCGACACACAGGAAGCCAAACGCAATTATGTTTATCATACTGCCCCTTAAACAACAATAATTTGCTTGCGGAGTTGCTGTTCCTGCACATCTTTTTTGAATGCATCGAAAAGCAACTCGTCTTTTATTAGTTGATCAATTGTCATCTTTCCTGCGACCAAATCATATACCAGCCAATAGTAGGACACTAACAATTCGTGGACCTCTGATGAGATTGTGCGGCCTTGTACGAAGTCGGTGCCGATTGCTACATCAAGTCCAGTTGCGTAAATCCTGTTGGCCAAGTTATGAAAGTCATTTCCTAAGTCGAAATACACAAGAGGCACTTCGTACCGTCGAGTAGCGATGTCGGACTGATATAAATACGTAAGGCCATCGTGACTGACTTTTACTTGAATTCCAGCAGATACACCTGAGTTGTTGCCGCGCACTAATTGCAAAAGCTCTTGAGTAGTATTCTCTTTATGAATCCAGATGATGTCTCTTTGAGGGTTGGTTGCGTTATATTTTTGCGGGTGGTTCCTATTCGTAGAATTAAGTCCCGTACCAATTGCCTTGAAGTCGTCTAGCGCTTGGTGCGGGCGTCGACCCTTCCGTGCAACCATGCCCCATTTTCTGTTCGCGAATATGCTGCGATTGCACTCCTGCACGATGACTGCTTCGGCAATCTTACCAAGTACCCGCATTACAGATACGTGAGGATCAGCAGTTACCACGACCCGTAGTTGCAATAAGCCCGAGGGGTCTACATCAACAAGCCCCAGCTCATTGGTGAGGATGTATAAAAGGTCATGGCCGTGCGCGTGGGCCACTAAGTTAGTGTTACGCTGCCCATTTTGCCACGAATACAGGTCTTGTTCCTCTGCGTAGCTTCCATTGGGTAATTTAGCGACAACGACAAGCTGCGTTTGAGAGGTAAGTGGGTTTCCAAAGCGATCAATCAGCGTTGTCTTTTGCATGTAATACAGCTTTCCTTTTTTGTACAGCTTCCTAAATTTATGCGAAAACGCTTAAAGAAATGCTGCCGAGTCGTGAATGATAACTAACCATTTCGGTGACTTTACCTTGGTAACGCAGTAAATCCAGTTGCATTTCTGGCTGCCGTGACCGTACGTCGCGGACCATTGCATCCTTTGAGCCGCTACCGGCCGCATGCTGCCTATGTCAGGGACGAGTCTACCGATTGTTATGATAACCCGTCGGATCGTGAGCTACGGAACTGGCGAGGGTGGGGCAATGGGGCAAACAGTAAGCCATTCTATGCCATCCAATGCCCATCATGCATTTATGACCGCATTAGTGAAATGCGCTGAACCTCAGTATATACATGGGGTTGGGGCTTAACGACCGAAGTGCTCCAGTACAATCGGTGTGTGGTCTTTCAGAGGTTTTTGCTCCGGAGCTTTGCCAGGCCCTGTTTAATGTGCCCAGCGTTCTCGCCAATCACCCACAAAGCGCCCCGAACGTTGTCCCCAACCTCGGCCAAGCCTTGCTGTTCGGCACGAAGCGTAAGCTCCATCAAGGCTGCTTCTAGGCTGAGCTGATTCTGGTACATCCTCTCCAGCACATCCGCTAATGAATATTCGTCAGCCACAGCATCGACTCCTTTCACAAAAGGAAAAGCGTAGTACCTGAAGTGCCCTTTGTGAACGGAAGTTGCTGGATGCTTAGAAATTGCTACAAAGCGTTGTGTCTTTGAGGAAATGGCCAGGCTGGCCGGGGTGCAGACGAGGGACTACGCCCAATCCATCATCGGGGCGACGGAGAAGCGGCGGGAGAGTGGGGCGGGTGTGGCGGAGATAGGGGACATTGGCGGTTCTGGATTGGGTGGGGCTGGGAGGTGGGGGAGTTTATCAGGAATGGTGAGGTGGG